TGCAGGTGTCGGTGCGCTGATTCCGATTGTGCTCCCCAAGCTGGCTGCGGCGTTGGGGTTGTGATGGTGAAACTGGCAACGTTCATTGGCGAGGTCGCTAGGCCGTTCGCGATCATCTGGGCCACACTCTGCGGGGGCGTTGCGATGATCATCATGGCCTTGCGCGTAGAAAACGGCAACGACGCGGGCGTTCTCATGGGAGCCATCACGCTATGCGTTGGCGGCATCTATGGATTCAAGGCTGTTGAGGTCTGGAAGGCCAACAAGGCTGATGCAGAGGTGAAGATTGCGGAGGCGGGGAAGTGATGGTTGACGGGGCTGGGATCGAACCAGCGACTCGCGGCTTTTCAGGCCACAGCTCTACCCCTGAGCTACCCGTCATTGGTGCCGCAACTAGGAATCGAACCCAGGACCTCTGACTTACAAGGACAGCGCTCTTCCATCTGAGCTACAACGGCAACGATAAATAACACCATGACCCAGACCAAAGAGCAAGCCCAATGAGCAAGGCCCTTTTCGACGTCATCCGCACCATCACCGGCCGGGGCCTTACGCAGGCCGAGGTGGATAAGATCAACGGCGCACTTCCGGCCGTGTCGCCTAGCTCATCAGCATCAGCCATTGACCCCAACGACGCCCTGTTGATCAAGGAGCTGGAGCGTGACGAAGGCCGGGTGCTGCACGCCTATCAGGACGGTCTGGGCTTCTGGACCATCGGCATCGGACGGCTGATCGACAAGCGCAAGGGCGGCGGCATCTCCAATGCCGAGGCCGACTACCTGAAGGCCAACGACATCGCCCGCTTTAAGCGCGACCTCGACCAGCACGCGCCATGGTGGCGCGACTTGGATCCAGTGCGCCAGCGCGTCATTCAGAACCTGGCCTTCAATCTCGGCGCGGACGGGCTGGTCAAGAAATGGCCCAACACCGTCTCCCTGATCCGCAAGGGCGACTACGCGGGCGCCGCTTCGGCCATGCGCAACAACGGCGTGTGGATCGGTCAGGTGAAGGACCGTGGGCGGCGTCTGGCGGCGATGATGGAAACGGGGCGCGCGTGATGATGCTCCCCACCGAACCCCTCGCCCGCCGCGTCGTCTCCATTATGGCCCTGGTGGCCCTTCTGGCGCTATTCATGGTGTTTGTAACCATGTGCACCACGCGCCAGCACTACGCCCGTCAGGAGGCCCAGACGGCCCGCGCAACCGGCAAGGCGCTTGATCGTGTCGCCGAGCAAACCCCCGTCATCCGCAACGAACAGAAGGCCAAGGAAAATGAAGTCGCTGCAATCGAAGGTTCCGACGCTCGCCTGCCTGACGGTTTTGGCGCTGAGCTTCAGCGTGTCCGCGTGCGCGACAAGCGTGATTGAAATCCCCACCAGCCTTAAGGCCCCCTGCGTTTCCACGGTGGATGTGTCTCAGGCCCAGACGGTGGGCGATCTGGGCCGAGCTGTCATCCAGGGTGATGCAGACCTCGCAATCTGTAACGTGAAAAAGGACGCCGTCGTGACCATCGCCGAGGCCGGAAAGCGGCCGTGGTGGTCATTCTTCTGGCCCGGCTAGATGCTTGCTGAGCACCGCCCTTAAACCCTTGCGTGGCGGGCATTTCCTGGGATTCGCACCCCATCCAGCACCACCCAGCGTCGAGCCTTATGGTTCCGCTATGAGGCCCGCGTCCTTTACAGGGGCGCGGGCCTTTTCTGCGTTTAGGGGCCCATGTCTAGCAAGCATAGATCACTCTGCTGATAATCCAACACACGAAGGCGGTGACCCATCCGCATAAATACCCACACTACCATTCCGAGAGCTTGCCCATATTGGTTCTCCTAATCCTGTGGCTTGAGACGCCAGATGATGCCCTTGGCCTTCGGATCACGGGACTTGCCCCTGAGCCCGGTGTCCTCGATCAGACCAAGGGCGCGGCACTCAGAAAATCTTGGCTGAAGTTGGTGGAACAGGAAGCCCAGCCGTTCGCATACCTGAACCGTGGTCATGGGTCCCCATGTCCGAAGCGCCTCGACTACAAGTCGCTGGCGTTCGTTGATGGTGGGAGACACGGCCTCAGCGCCCTCGCGTGAGGTGTCGGTTCCCCTCCACCCTGCGGTGTTAGGATAGGATTTACGCTTGAACGGCCAGAACATATTACTCCCCCTATTGGCTGAAGGCGACGCCGTTTCGCGCGGCCCATGCTGCTGTAACCTCAATCAACTCTGAAAACTCTTCCGTCGATAGCTTGGACGACCCGCCGAGACTGACAACCCCGTCACCTTCCAGGCTCGGCACAATGCACACCTCGCGCTTCCATGCGTCGAGGAAGAGAAGCCGCCATTGTTCCGGCGAAAGCTTCAGGCCGTGGTGGCGCTTCTGCTGGCTGATCTCCGTCAACATGGCGAACCAAAGGGCGTTCTGCGGGTTGGTCCGACGCGGAGGTTGGAACGTGACGCGGCTGTCCTTGGGAATGGAGTCGATCCACCGCTTGGCCTTGGTGCGGATTTCATCGTTGGCCAAAACAAGAACAGCCTTGGCCACGTCAGACGCGCTCCTCACGGAAGGTCACGCCATTAGCGACCCTTCGGTTCTGCCTTGCGTCGTCGTCGGCCAGTTTCTGCGCCAGAGCGCGGAACGGATCAGGGTTCTCCATCCAGTAGAAGGACACGGCCGCTTTCAGGTCGGTGATCTCGGCCACGAAGCGGGTGCGAAGGCCTTGCGCCCGTCCACCGCCATGGGCGTGCGCCTTGGCCTTGTCGGCTTGGCGGGCGACGGCTTGCGCCTGCTCGGCGGCTTGGGCCAAGGCCTCGGCCTGCTCGCGTTCCTCTAGGCTGGCGGCGTTGGCTTGCCGAGCGGCCAGAACGGCGGCTTCCGCAGCGGCCTCGGCATCCTCGCGGGCCTTATGGCGGATCGTCTCAAGGCGGTCTTCCTCGGCCTGCAGGAAGGGGCGCTTGACCGCTGCGAGTGCATCACGGGCCACCGGAACCTTGCCGGGCGTCTTGTTCTTCAGCGGGGCGAGGTAGATATTGGCCTTGTCCTGAATGACCTGGATCTGCTCGTCCAGAGGCTTCTTCTGCTCGACGCGCCATGCTTCCAGCGCCTTGGCGGCTTCGTTTAGGTCGCCGTCCAGCTTGGCGATGGCATCAACCTGTTCCTGCGTGGTGGCGGGCTCTCCGTCGCACCAGTTGCGGGCTTCGATCAGCAGGTCATCGAGGTTGATGCGGAGCGCGTCGAACGGTGACGGTTCGTTGCTGAGGTGGATCGATTCGGTCATTTCAAAGACTCCCGCACTCGATAGGGCGCATCCCAATCACCTCCGCCATACATGACTCGTTCATGCAAACTTGATGTGGCGCTATAGCTGGTGAATCCGCGCGTGTATTCCGGAAGATCGCACCAATCATCATCAGAATGATCGCATCGAACGCACTGCTGACGTTCCTGCTTGACGCTTTCTGCCACATACCATGAAGAAGTAGATCGACGCGTTCCCGTGCGTCTATAATCACCCATCTCGTGGCCGAGGCGAGCGCACCGAAGCGACGGGTTCCACCATTCCCTCCATGTGCGCAGCATCAGATTTCTCCTAGAGCGGAAAGATAGAGGTCAAGGATCGCTTCTTCTTCCTGACGCTTGGCCTTGTCCTGCTTGCGCAGGCGCAGGACCTTGCGCAGGACCTTGACGTCATAGCCCTCGCCCTTGGCCTCGGAGAAGACCTCCTTCATGTCGACCATGACGGCCTGCTTGTCCTCTTCGAGGCGCTCCAGGCGCTCGATGATGGACCTCAGGCGTCCTTGCGCCGTGGCGGTCAGAACATCAGGGCTGGGATCGTTGGGAAGGTGGATGTGTTTGGTGATCATGGTCAGTTCCGATCAAAACGGAATATCTAAACGCTGTTCATACAGCGCGGTAATGGCGGCGAGACGATCCGGGTCTTCCGTCGAGAGCGTGGCGAGGAGCTGGGCGCCCTTCTCCCACGCTTTCGGCAGGTCGTCGGGCGAGGCTTGGCGCAGGGCGGCTTCCAGACGGTCGGCGCGGTCGGCCCATGACGGGCGTTGATCCTGACCGTTCTGCAGCTTTGGCTTGTCCTCGGACTCGGCTTCTTCCGGCGCGTGCAGGTCGCCCTTGTGCCATAGGTCCAGCGCGGCTCCGAAGCGCATGGCGGCGTTGCGGAGCGCGTCGCCGATGACTTCCTTCTCGCGGGCACCGGGATCAACGCCGGGCTTGGAAGCTGCGTGTCCGTAGCCAAGACGAGTGACGCCTGCGACCGTAAGCCTGATCCACAGGCCACCCGTCGCATCGAAGGCGGGAAGGCCATCGCGGAAAGCTGCGGGCTCCCATGACCAGTTGATGTCCGCGTCCAGAAGGCGATCCGTTAGAGCCGCGTGGCCAACGTAGTCCAGATGGTCCACATCCTTATGGTGCCAGCTTCCGCAGAGCTTGCATCGTATGCCGGACTTGAAGTCAGCCTTCACGGCTTCGGTCTGCTGTTTCGTCGGCTTCGGAAGCTTGCTGATCTGGTGGTCGGGGAACGGACGGCGAAGCAGTTGCAGCGGATCGACCTGCGTTTCAGCCTCGACTTCGGTAGTTTTTTTCTCGGTCATGGCTTTCCTCACTTCAGGCGAAAGGGATTATCAAACGGCGCTGTGACAGGAGCAGTCACGCCCCTGACGTGGCGGCGGCATTGGCTTTGCTGAATACGTTCCACACGCTGTTTTTCGACGTGCCGTAATATTCCGCGATACGCGCGGCCGTTACCCCCTGGTCTCTGGCTTCAAGGTAGCAGGAGGCCCTAGCCCGACAGGCGTCATGAGTGGTATATTGCCGCCTCATGCTCGACGGCGTGACCTGAAAAATCTTGGCTGCGCGGCGCGTGATTGCGTCTAGCTGCGCATCATGACTCTCAACCTGCACTTCCGCAGCAGGTGGCGGTGAATCGGCCGAAGCCTCCACTTTGGAGATATACTCTGCGGCGGTGATGGCGTGTTCTGCCGGAATACCAGCGTCAATTAGGCCGCGAATGATAGTGATAGCGTCCTTCATAGTGATGCCACCTATTTTAGATTGAACGGATTGTCGGACATCGGCACGACAGGTGCGGACGCCTTGGCTTCATCCTTGGCCCATGCAATGGCTTGGACTTCGTCCATGTCGATAACTTCGACGTCGTTTTCAGGCACGGCCCCGAACGGCAGGTGTCCAAACCAGACGACCTGGTGAAGGTCGTCTGTCATTTCGGCGCGGATGCAGCGGGTGCGGTCCTTAGAGTGGATGACGCGGATGGCCATCAGTCCTCCTCCGGTCCAATGTCCTGCGAGACGAGGCGCATATGATCGGCCCAGCCGTCTGCATCTTGAGCCGCCGCCCTGACGACCGCATCCTCGGCCTCGATCATATCAGCGGCCTGACGCAAGAGGGCGGCCGCATTATGGACCGATCCGGCCTTGTAGGTTTCCAGCGCGAGATTGATCGTTTCAATGATCGTCATAGTCTTTCCCTATGCGGCCCCACGTCCGCTGTTGGGGTGACAATGCTATCGGTTGACGCCCATGTCAACATCATATAAACATTGTGCCACACAAAAGAGGCCAAAATGACCAAACCAAAACGAGATGTCATTCACTTGCGCGTTCGTCCAGGGTCTGCACTGGAGAGGGTGATCGCATCCAGCAAGGCAAACAAAACAGACACGGTGCATGAGGTCGCCGCTAAGATAGAAGCCTATGAGAAGTCCAAGTGATTTCTCGGACGCTATCAACCGGGCATACGATCACGGTTGACGATTGCGACGCCCATCTCCTTGAGCGTGCGTGGTGGATAAAAAAGGATCGTAACGTCCTATATGCCGTCAGGTGGGGAATTAAGGGGGTTGATGACGTCCGTGAGGTGCGCCTCCACCGCGAGGTGATGGGTTTCGCCAATGGCGATCCAATGGTCGATCACCGAGATGGTGACGGACTTAACTGCACGAGAGAAAATCTCCGCTCAGTGTGTCATGTTAAGAACGCAAGAAATCGTTCTGGAGCACAAAGGAACAACCAAACCTCAATGGCCCTAGGGGTTAATTTTTACAGGGGAAAATGGCAGGTCCGAATTCGCGTAATCCGGACGAGAATTTACGTCGGAAGCTTCTCAGACATTGAATCTGCTATTTCAGCTCGGACGCAAGCAGAGGTGAAGCACTGGGGAATTGAACCACGCCGCATGGAAGCCCTCGCCACATCCCCGCTTGACGGCGAGGCGTGGGCGCGTCATCTGTCGGCTATCCGCCGTGATGAACCCCACACTCTCGCGGCTGGAGAGCCCGCTGCGTCTGTTCCCTCGGACGCGGCGGGCGACCTTTGAAAGTCCTCGACCTGTTCAGCGGCATCGGCGGGTTCTCGCTCGGCCTTGAACGCGCTGGCATGACCACGGCGGCGTTTTGCGAAATAGACGTTCACGCCCGTGCCATCCTCCACAAGCACTGGCCAGAGGTTCTCGCTTATGACGACGTATGCGAACTCACAGCAGATCGACTGGCTGCCGACGGAATCGGACGCATCGACGTCATCACCGGAGGTTTCCCATGTCAGGATATTTCATTTGCGGGAAAGCAGGCGGGTATCGAGGATGGAACACGATCCGGCCTCTGGTCTGAAATCGCTCGACTCGTTGGCGAGCTACGACCCGACTTCGTCATTGTGGAAAACGTCTCAAACCTGCTTGCTGGCCCAAGCGAGCGGCCAGGCCGATGGTTTGGCCGAATTCTGGGAGACTTGGCCGCGCTCGGGTATGATGCGGAGTGGCACTGCATACCAGCTTCCTACCTTGGGGCCTGGCATCGACGGGACAGAGTTTGGCTGGTTGCCTACCCCCACGAAGTCAGATGGGAAAGGCTCTCCGAGGGGCCGCTTCTTCGGCAGTCCGACCTACAGGAGCAACCTGAAGGAAGCTTTGCGCGATGGCCCGGCCGATCCGGTTTACCCAAATCCCGATTTTGTGGAGGAAATGATGGGGTTCCCCAGGTTGTTCAGCGCCTTGAACGACTCGGAAATAGCGTCGTTCCGCAAATCCCGGAAATGATCGGTCGCGCGATCATGTCCGCGATGAAATCGCAAAAGGTCGCCGCGTGACTCGCAAGAACGATAACCCCGAGGAACGTCTACAAAAGGCCGTGGTCCAGTTCGTCGTTCCCGGCGAACCACAGGGTAAGGGAAGGGCTCGCTTTGGCAATGATCGGACCTACACCCCAGCCAAAACCGTCTCCTACGAGGGCCTGATCGCTCTTGCAGCGCAAACGGCTATGGCTGGGCGTCCACTCTTTGAAGGCCCTTTGCGCGTCTCCCTGTGGGCCGATATGTCGATCCCCAAGAGCGCGCCGAAAAAGCTGCGGGATCTGATGCTGGCCGACCAAATCCACCCAACCAAGAAGCCTGACTTCGACAACATTTTAAAAGCTATCGGAGACGCCTGCAACAAGGTGGTCTTCCACGACGACACGCAGATCACCCGTCTTGGCGAGAGCGGAAAGCGCTACGGAGCCAGGCCGGGCCTTACGGTAACCATCGAGCAAATCGAACTCACCCTGTAGCGTAATCTCAAATCAAAACGGAGACTGAAAATGAATGAACTGAGCTGGTTGATCTATCTGGCCGACGTGGCTGGAAGCGTGAAGAGCGTTGCCGGAATTATCGGGGGCTTGATGGTCCCTACAGCGGTGGTGATGGCGACAATCGATGCGAACAAATACAAAGCCAACAACCATCGTGCTGACGTTCAAGCGTGGGATGAAAAGATGGCCCAGCACATCAGCTATCCTGTCTTGTATGATCGGCCCGCGACCGACCGTCCGCATGACGAGGATGCCAAAACATGGAATCCGTGGCCCATCGTCAAGGGGCCTGTCCTGACCATGTTCTCCGCTGCGATTGTGTTCTGCGCCTTCCCTGCCTCTGGAACACTCTACGCCATCGCCGCTTCTGAAATGGGCGAGCGCGTCATCCAAAGCGAAACCGGCGACAAGGCCATCCAGGCTCTGAACGCATGGCTGGATCGTCAGATTTCGGACAAGGCCAAAGACTGAGCGTTGCGGTTAGCGTAGCTATGTGGGAATAAGGGGGAGGGGGCGCGTTCGACGCGCAGCCCCCTCGAATCATCGGCCTGAAAGGGGGGCCAAGCCAATGACTTCCAACGTGATACCGCGCGCGAAGCGTCACCGCAAGAGCGGATTGAGCGCATGAGCCGCGAAGAAATCATCGGTGACTGCCGCCTGATCCTGGGCGACTGCCGGGACATACTGCCGACGCTGGGGCCGGTCGACGCGGTTGTGACAGATCCGCCGTATGGGATCGGCATCACTCGCAGCAACCGACTGGCCGTCAGCCGTGGCATGGGGGGCGTGGCGTGGGACGATGAAACGCCATCCCCCGATCTGATCGACGCCGTCGTCGCGCTCGGCAAGGAGGCGATCATCTGGGGCGGGAACTACTTCCACCTTCCCCCGACCCGTTGCTTCCTGATCTGGGACAAGCTGAACGACGGCCGCGACTTCGCAGACTGCGAGCTGGCATGGACCAACATCGACGCCGTGGCCCGCAAGTTCGCCATGCGCCCCATGAACATGGACGGCGGCAAGGTCCATCCCACCCAGAAGCCGGAAGCCCTGATGCAGTGGTGTCTGGCGAAGCTGCCCAACGCACAGTCGATCCTTGATCCGTTCATGGGGTCAGGCAGCACAGGGGTCGCGTGCGCGCTCACGGATCGGTCATTTGTCGGCGTCGAACGCGAATCTCGATACTTCGACATCGCCTGCCGCAGGATCGAAGAGGCCTACAAACAACCGCGCCTGTTTGCTGATGTTGTCTCCAAGACGGTTCAGGCGGACCTGTTCGTGAGTAAGAAGGGCTCGGTATGAACGCGCCATTCATGCAGCTCTACGTGGGAGACTACCTGCGCGACACGCGCCATCTGACCGCAGAGCAGCACGGCGCCTATCTGCTCTTGCTTATGTCGATGTGGGCGCATGGCGGAGGCTTGCCGAACGACCACAAGAAGCTCGCCCGCCTCGCCTCCTGCACGGCCTCGCGATGGGCCAGGATTAGCGACGATGTGCTGGCGTTTTTCGATGTCGAGGGCGACGTCATCACCCAGACGCGGCTGCGGGTTGAACTCAAAAAGGCGCTCGAAAAGTCGATCAAACGTGCAGAAGCTGGAATGCGTGGCGGAAGCGCCAAGCCTTTGAAATCTAACAATGCGACCGAAGCAAATGCTTCCGGTTTGCTAAAGCATTCTTCAGAACCAGAACCAGAGAAGATTACAGAAGGTAAACCTTCTGTTGTCCATGAGACTTCGAAAAATCCTTCGGAACCGCCGGGCGATTTCGATGCGTTCTGGTCCCGGTTCCCGCTCAAGAAATCCAAGCTGGCCGCTGCCAAGGCCTATCCGAAAGCTCTGAGGAAACTCGATCATGAAACCCTTGTCCGCCACCTCGACCATCAAATCCGCTGCGGCGTCTGGGACGGACCCTACGGCCCTCACGCCTCGACATGGCTCAACGGGGAGCGGTGGGCTGATGTCGTCGAACCCCGACGCTTCGCGGGCATGGCTGGCCAGCCAGCGGCCGGATACCGTGGACGCCAGGATACGAGCCTCGCTGACATCGCAGCTCGGCGTAGACGTGAACGTGAAGCGGGTGTGGATGTTCCCGGAGGGGCAGAAGTCGTATCAGGTTCCGACCTCGGTTGGTCTGACGGGGCTATCGAAGGAGAACCTTTCAGCCGCTCTGGCGAAGGTTGAGTCCGGCTTCACCCCTTTGACGCGCGAACAGGCCGAGACGATGGTTGCCCAGATGGACGCCGTTTTGTCCCGCCGTGGTCGTGGCGGAGACACGGCTGAACTGGCGATGGATATTTACGTCGGCGTCCTTATGAGCCATCCCGCCGACGTGGCGACAGAGACGGTTCGTTTCTTCACTGTCGAGCCGCGCAAGGACGGCGGAACCGCATGGTTCCCCGCCCCTCCGGAACTAGAAGCGCATTGCCGCAAGCTGTCTGCCGAGCGCATCGCCCTGAGGTCCGCATTGCAGCGCTGGAAGCCGGTCCATCCCGTAGTCGCTGAACGAAACCGGCTTGAGGAAGAATATCGAAAGGCTATGGGGCGGGCCTCGGGCCTGCGGATGATGGTCGGCCCAGGTCCGGTTGACGACACAGGCCCTCGCGGTGAACGTATAGCGGAGGCGATAAAAGCCGAAGCGGAAGCGGGAATGGCGAAGGAAGCGTGGCTGAGTTACAGGCCAGACGAAGGAACAGAAGATATGGCGTGAAAAAATTTCCGCACCACTTCCGCACAAAATACCGTTGACGCTGGATAATAACCGTGCGAAACGGGCTGCACAACGCGGCGTGGGGCCGCAAGGGAGACACCAAGTGCCCAAGAAACTGACCGGATACGCGGACCTTCTGCTCATGGCAATCCATGCCGAGGCCGTGGCGCGCAACGCATATCAGGCGGACGCCTACGCGGTGGCGGGATCGGACGCCTTCGCTGAAGTGGCGTTGGAACGGACGTTGGCTGCGGCGCATGAGTTGAGCTTGATGGCCGCCAAGATCCGCGAGGCCCGCCGTGGATCGTGACATGGAGTCCAGCGGCAAACCGATGCCGTCGCTGTCCGATAACATTCGGGCCGTCATGGCCGGTTCCGTCAAGCGCATCTGCATTCCGGGCGTATACGTCGTGTTCCGCGACGAACAGGGCCGCACAGTGATTGAGGAGTTCAACCGTGAAGCGTGATCTTGGGGCTGTGGTTCCCGGACCTGATCGAATGCCTTTGGCCGCGATCCTGTGGCTGGCGGTGGTATCGATTGGCGGTCTTCTGTCAGCCTGTTCTGTGCTGACATTGCTTCTTGTCATGTTGGGAGGTGTATCGTGACACACGGAAAGAGTGTCGTCGTGCCGGTTGAGCCGAGCGGACCGATCAAGACGGCCATAAGCGCGGCGATCAGAAAGCACGTGATCGGCACGCGTGACGGCGGGGTCGCTGTAGATAACGGCCTCGCACGCCTGATTTGGCAAGATGCCATTGCAGCCGCCCCCGCCCCGTCATTGCTGGCGGGTGGGGAGGACAGCGCGTTCAAGGTCGCGACCGATCTCCACGCCGCCTACGAGGCCCTGATCTACGGCCTTCCGAAATATTTGGAAGTCGAGAACCTGACAGACGAAGAGAACATGATCCGAGAGGCGTGGATCAAGCTCGACGTGACCGCTCATCGACTTGCCGCCCTATCCCCGGAAGCCCCTATGGAAGGCTTCATGGCGACGCTGACGGACAAGCAGCGCGTGTCAGCTCTGACATATACCGGACCCGACAGCCATCCGGAAGCCCCAGCGCAGGAGGGGGTGACAAGGTGGGATCGTGCAAGCATCGAAAAGCTATTTGAGCCCCTGCGCAGCGATGACGACGAGCGGTATGGAAATGTCGTCAACGGCACGCTGGACGACGCACGCGAAGCGATCCTCGCCGCCCTCACCCCCCGCCATGAAGCCCCAGCCGATGACATGGCCGATCCGGATTGCCGTGGATGCGGGGGCGGCGACAAGGTTCCGGCGGGATCGGACTATTGGTGCTGCCCCGTCTGCGACACCGAATGGCACGGCGACGATGAAGCCCCAGCCGAGGGGGCGGGGGAGTTGATGGATGCCGCAGAAAGCATCCACGCCGCAGCCCTCATTTATGAGGATCAGGCGCTTCTGGATGACGCGGAAATCGTCCTCAAGCACCTCCGCGCCCGTTCGTCTGCGCCGGAAGCCCGCGAGCCGGTAGCTTGGACCGGATCGGGTTCGCTCGCGCGTATTAAAGGAAAAGGCGGCAACTTTCAGGGCTATATCTACGGCACGCCCGATGCCGCGCATCCAATCGCTCTCTACACCTACCCCGTCGCCCCGATCCCCGACAAGCTGAGGATCGCCACAGACGCATTCGACGCGATCACCGATCTGGGCCGCGCATTGCGGAGCGGCGGGCCTGACAGCAGCGACCTGAACGACCTGTCCGACAACCTGGACAGCGCCGTCAACATCGCAGCCGAAGCCCTAGCCGCCCTGAAAGCGGAGGGCGTGTGATGGAACCTAGAACCACCATCCCAGGCGAGATCCACCAGTCCGCCATCAACGCCGCCAACAACGCCAAGCGCGCGGCGACGGCTTTGGAACGGTCTGCAACCTATCAGTCGATGCGGCTGGCTGAGATCGATATGCGTCGGGCCAAGTCTGAACTTCAATCATCGCTGATGGGCCTTCGGGTTCTGATGCGCGAGGCGGCGCGGGCATGAGCGACAAGCTGGACGAGCTGATAGGCTCGGCTGACCTTGGTCGTCGAAGGCTGATCGACGCGAACAAGCGTCTCGAGGTGGCGAGCGAGGTCATCATCCGCGTGGCCGAGCGTCACGCCGTGGCCCCAGAAATCCTGCGCACGGCTCCCAAGCCTTTACGCACCCATCGCCACGTTGTCTGGGCGAGAAGTCATGCAGCGGATTCCCTGTCCAAAGCAGGGTTCAAATGGGCGCAGGTGGGACGAGCGCTCTGCACTGACGCCGTGTCAGCCAAGCGCATGGCCCAGCGCTGGCGAGATCATCAGGCGGGTCGGCTGGCCACCGTCAGCGAGGATCAGGCCCATGCGGTGCGCGATCTGATCAAGGCGGGGATGTCAGAAATCCATGCTTGCGATCAGGTCGGGGTCGGGGTGACACGGTTTCAATCGCGGGAGAAGATCATGAGGATGGGGCGATGAACAACTGCGTCTATACCGCAATGAGCGATCACCCCGGGGCTTTCAAGACCTCAGACGGGCAATCCTGGGACGTTATGGTTTTCGGGGAAGTGACGTGTGATGGGACGCTCTTGTTCTGGCACAACATGGTCCGCACGGCGCGGGAGGAAGCCGCGAGGTTTCTGGCTGAAAACCAAGGGTCGGAACAGGGCGAGGAAGTCCAGACCGAAAGGCACCACCGCGCGAACATGGCCTACAGGAAGAATGCAGAGGTCACGACTTGGGGCGTATTCATACCGATAAGGAGTGGGTCAATGAAGATGGAGGGAAAGCTGTGAACGACACGATGAAGCGAGCAGTTGACGCTATCGGATGGCTGGATCTGAGCACAAGCTCTGGAACGGTCATCCTGATCAATTCGTCCTACAGGCAAGCAATCGCCCGAGCCGTCCTGATGGCGGTGAGGGAACCGGATGATGTAGTGGCTGACAAGGGTATGATGTTCATGAGTGGCCTTGATCACTATCCGACAATGGGAGAGACAGCAGACACCTTCACCGCCATGATTGACGCCATTCTGAATGAGGATGGGAAGCTGTGAGCAAGGATTTGATTGCGCGGCTTGAGGTTACGGAGGTGGGGTCGAGGGAGTTGGATCGTGATATAGAGATCGCGATTGGTGGTGGATGGATTGGAGCAGATGAACAGCGGGTATATCGTCGTGACAAAAATGGGTTCGGATACACGCAAGCATTTAGCACGGTCACCACCTCCCTAGACGCCGCCCTTGCGCTGGCTGAGAGGGTTCTAGACGGCGACTTCTCGTATGACCTGTTCCACGATTTCGGCGGGTTCAATCGAGCCAAGGTCCACGGTATTACAGACGGACCCATAAGCGGCGAAGGAAGGGCGGAAACGATGCCGCTGGCTCTGTGCGTTGCCGTCCTCAAGGCCAAGGCGCAGCCGTGAAGCCTGACGTCTCGCTCATTCCTGAGCCGGATCGATCGGTGGTCGAGCGCAAACCGCTGACCAAGAAGCAGCGCGCCATGCTGGCCCTGCTCCAAAACGGGCTATGCGGCTGCGGTTGCGGCGTGAAGCTGGATCACCCCGGCGAAGGGACGATTGACGAACACCTTGACCCACTGGGCCTGACTGGGACCAATGACCTTGAGAACCGTTCGATATGGCGTAAGCCCTGCTCGGCGGCGAAGACGGCGAACGACCTGGCCGACATTGCGCGTGCGAAGCGTCGAAGTGGCGAAAAAGGCCAAGCCGCCCGCCGCGCCAAGAACGGCACCCAGCTCCAATCTCGCGGTTTCGAGAAGGGGCCGAAGCGGAAATGGCCGAAGCGACCTTTTGGACGTTGACAGCGTAGCAACACCGGATAAGGTAGCAACATGAGAAAAACAGCGGTGATGGGGGTTCGGGTGGATCGGACGGATTGGGACGCTTTCGGGGAGCTGTGCCAGCGCCTCGGAACCAACCGCAATGCCGCCCTGGTGGCCTTCATCAAGACCGGCGAACCTATTTTCAAGAGCGGCGTGGGGCCGCGTGGAGGGAAGAGATGAGTAAGTCAGCGACAGAATTGGGTGCATTGATGCGAGAACAGGACGCATTCGATCGCGGACTGAAGGCGAGGAAAAATGCCCTGCGTGACCAGTTCGCTATGGCGGCTCTGACGGGGATGAATGTCGGTTCAGAGTGGGACGCGAGTTATTGTGCCCGCCGCTCATACGAAATTGCCGATGCCATGCTATCTGCTCGCTCTCAAGAGGGGAAGGCCTGATGGAAGTCGTGACCCCCACCACCCAGAGCGTCGTCGGCAGGCTTGCTGCTCGCGCATGGCTTCCCGGAGATGACCTGCCGGAAGTTGGTAGCCGCGCCCTCGTTTCCGGCGCGAATGCCGACGTAGAGAGCGATCAGCACCGGTCGTTTAGCTGGTGTACCGTCGTCGGTTATGGCGCTGATGACGGCTTCATCTGCCTTCAGACCGAGGGCTGCTGGCGCACGATAGAGCGAACGACCAACTGCTGGTTCGCTGAGATCGAGAAGCCGCGCGCCATCGCCGCCCTGTCATCGCTGGCGGGTGGGGAGGAGCTGAGGAGGATTGCCGCCGCATTGCAGGCATACGCGGACGGCTGCGTTGAGGCGCGGTCATGGGGCGGGCCAACCATGTATCCGCCACACCCCGCAGACGAAGAAACGTCTCGCCAGTGGTCTAAGCAAATCCTCGCCGCCCTATCCCCGGAAGCCCCAGCGAGGGAGGGGGTGGCTGAGCTGTCTGATGCTCTCGACCTATGGATCGTGGACGGCCTGAAAAAAGCCGAGCGTCGTATCATGGAGATCAAGCCATCTGGTTGCGACGGGATGAGTTCCGATGACGTCGAAAGCGGCAGGGTGTCCGCCTATCAGCTAGGCTTTCAGAATGGCGTTAAGTCCACGCTGACTGATGCGTCGTTCGTAATCATGAACGCCGCCACCGATAGCGACAAGACGCGAGGAGCCATTAAAGAGGCCTGCGACCTTCTTGCCGAGCGGACTTACGGCAACCCGGCGAGATCACCCGGACATAACGCGCGCCTCGTTTTGGAAGCCGCCCTCACCCCCCGCCATGAAGCCCCAGCCGATCACCATGAACGCAACCTGACCGCCAGAAACACTGAGCTGATCGAACAGGCGCTGTCGCATCCGCCGCTTGAAGCCCCAGCCGAGGGGGCGGGGGAGGCGTGGACGTCGCTTATCAAAGACCTTCGCATGGCAGGGTGCGGCCTATTCAACCTCAAGAACGACCGAGGTGACTACGGTTACTTCGACACGATTGCCGACCGCATCGAAGCCCTCCGCGCCCGTCCGTCTGCGCCGGAAGCCCGCGAGGGGTATGCGGTGGACGACAGGCTGCACTCCGCCATCGAGAAGCTAAAGGCGCACGTCGTCGCCATCCAGGCGGGCAAGCGCAACTTGTCCAGCGTGATCAATGGCCCCAATCCGATCCTGTCGTGCGTCAACGAGCTTCCCGCGATCATCCGCCAGTTGGATGCGGCGGAGCTTGAAATCGAAGCCGCCTTTGAACGCCACGAGGACCACCCCGCCGCCCCGAGCGCCGACAAGCTGCGGATCGCGGTCGAGGCGTTGGAGCCGTTCGCGCGTGAGGCCGAGCGTATTCGAGCCCCTTACAGCGCCGAAACGATCATGGACAACGTCGATCTTTGGCAATGCGGGTCTGTCGAGATCACCCGGACGCGCCTCACCTATGGCGATTTGCGTCGCGCCGCCAAAGCCCTAGCCGCCCTGAAAGCGGAGGGCGCGAAGTGAGCGCGTCGTGGACCTTCCCGAACGGTGAGGTCGTCGCCGTCAACGAGCCTTACTACCCGGCGTCGTGCGACAAGTGTGGCTGGCAGGGCTCTTCAGAGGCTTGTGGGACGGATGTCGGTTTCGACGACAGCGACGTCTATTGCCCCAAATGCTATGCGAGCGGCGCTGACTGCGGAAAAGCTGGCGAGGCTGCTGCTCCCTACACCCCTGACGCCCTGAAGGGGGATGCGAAGTGAGCGGGCTGGTTGAAAGTAAGCGAGAGCGCAACCTCCGCATTTGGCGAGGGATGACGCCTCAAGCGCGCGACTACGACCGCTTCGTGGCTCGTCAGATTCCTCAGGGAGCGACTTGGGGCGCTGAAACTGAGGGAGGAAGAGCCATGGAGGCCGAGCGTGATCGCATGATGGATAGCGACGACGAGCCTTCCGGCTGCTCCTGCCACCTGTCCGCGCCGTGCAGTTACTGTTTGCGCGACACCGAAGAGGATGACGCATGACCGACCCCACCCCCCGAGAGACAGCCGACCATTCTTCGGAGGTCCGAAATATGGTCGCAGACCATGCGGAACTGGCGCGGCTGGCTGAGGCGGCGACGCAAGGCGAATGGCGTGCAGCGGATTGGGACGCGGACGACGGGGAAAATCTCTGGACAATCGAGGCTATAGAGCCTGAGGTTCTGGCGCCGGGACAGTCGTCTATCTGGCCAGAGGGCGTCCGTTGTAAACGGATCGCGCAGACCGAAGAGGGCGAAAATCCTACAGAAGACGCTGCCTTCATCGCAGCCGCCAACCCCGCAACCGTCCTCGCCCTTTTGTCCGAGATAGCGGCGCTGCGTGGTGAGCTTGAGGCGTCGAGGGAGGAGGCCGACCGACTCGCCTATAACTGCGACGATGCCCGTCTCGTGTCAGCCGAAAACCGCGCCACCCAAGCCGAGCGCCAGCGCGACGAGTTGCGAAAGGCGTTGGAGGAGATCAGCGAGACCGCTCAGATTTCACGCGCCAGACACGTCGCCTGTCGAGCCCTCGCCAACCAGGGAGCCGACAAATGAGGTGGAATAGCAGCCTTCAACGCAAGATCGATAATGCCATCTTCAGGTATTTCTTCGTGCCTTTGATGTGGGTTCTCTCTCCGCTTTGGGCACCAATGGTGGGGCTTTTGATCGCCGTCATCTTCATCGATACCAAGGTGTCAGAGTGGACAGCGCCGAAGAAGATGCCGCACCAATGGTTCGCATGGCGTCCTATTAGGTTCGGATACTTCACCGACGATCACGGTGACGGCGCATGGTTGGAGTTAGTTTGGCGTGGGCGAGACCGCTGGGGTGATGTCACCCACGCCCCAACCCGCGAAAGCTTGGAGTCCGCACAATGACCGACCATAGCGCGCTCATCGAACGGCTGGAGGCCCGCATCGGGCAAGACTTTGACGGCGAATGCCACCTGACCGAAGCCGAAGCCCGCGAGATCATTTCCGCTCTCCGCGATCTGACGGAGTGGCGGGAGATTGCAACCGCTCCGAGGGATGTTCTCATTCTGGCGTGGTCAAAAAGCTGGCACTGGCAAGTACCAGAGGTCGGCTACTTTCACTCGAACTACAATGGCCACAAGGACGTGGTAACGCGCGGAGGCCGATGTGGTCCCGCTTTCCGCATTGGCACAGAGGATGGACCCACCCACTGGCTCCCCCTCCAATCCATTCCTAACCAGGAAAAGGAGAATTGAGGTTGGACGCCTTCTTCACCTCTTCAACGGGCAACACGCTTGTTCGGTTCCCGCGCCAGTGCGGTTCCGTAGCGCGCTCAGTGGCCGAAAATGTGGCACGGCGACACAACATCGGACTGGATGACATACTTTCGCCGAGCCGGGTCCGAAAGACCGTGGCGGCGCGCTTCGCCGTAATCCGCGCCTTGTGGGAGACGGGTCGTTATTCGCAATCGGACATCGCTCGGTTTCTCAACCGCCATCCGTCCACGATCAACCTGGCGCTTCACGGCAAGAAGGCGCGGCCGTGGATTGAACGGAAGAAAGCCGCATGAACGCGCGCACCATTCGAAAGCTGGAAACGGCGTGGGCCATGCTCAAGGGTGGCTGGTCGCTGAAGCAGGCGGCGCATGAGGTTCGTCTGGCGCCAGACGTTCTGGATGAGCTACTGTGGAGTTGGTGGACACCACCGAGCGGACGTCTTTCCCAGTGACGGATGATCGACCGGCGCCGAGACTATCCCGCCGCATGGGCGACGCCGTTTTTTGCCGCTTTTGCGACGGATCAGGCTTAACGGTGCAGCGGCTTGACGAAATAGATCAGCCAGTGAAATGTCGCCATTGTGACGGCGAGGGTTTGGAGCCCAAGGGGGAAAGCATGAAACAGATGGAAACATCAACACGCGGAGTGGCGGAACTGTCTACATCAGAGAAGCGCGAGATCCTGGAGCTGGCCGAGAAGCGCCGCGAGCCTCAGGCGGAAATCGCAATCCGCTACGGCGTCACGCGTTCGACGGTTTCGCAGATCGTGCATCAGCATCGCAAGGCGGTGGCGGGGGGCATGGCGAGCCTTGCGCGGGCGCAGATGCTTGCCGGAGCTCCGGTGACGATGCGGCGGTTTTCATGGGAGGGGGCTGATGCTTGAGATTATCCAGTGGTTCGACAATGGGGACCGAGTTGTTGGTCTGATCATCGTCATGTGCGTATTCTTCGTGGGTCTTTCTGGCGTGGTAAGGGCTTTCCGAAAGGGTGACGAATGACCCGCGACAACCTAAAGGACGACCTCACCCGGCTTCTGCTGCCAGACCTGATCGCCATGGGAGAACTGGCCCTGTCGCATGGCCCCATGACTGAAGCCAGACTGTCCGTCCTATGCAGCCGTCCAGCGCGCAATGCAGCGGAACGGGTGGTTCAGGAACTTGAGCGCCGGGCGCGAGTTGAGGCGGGCAAGCCGTGATAAAGCCATCGCACGCAGAACTTATCAAAAAAAAGCGCCGTCCATCCTGTGGAAATCCTACGTCTCGCTTTTCGCCGAGCCAGAGAGAAGTTTGGAGGCTAATGAAGCGCGGCATTAGGCCCAGCGCCATAGCGGCGCATCTTGGGGTGTCTAGGGCGTTCGTATCGCGGGCTAAGGTTGCTTGTGCATTTAGGAGCGTTTCGTTTTGACCTACCGTGTTCTGGTCTGTGGATCGCCCGACTACGCCAACGCCGAAATGATCTGTTACGCCCTGAGCCGTCTCGCCTATCAGCACGGATCGCTGGAGGTGAACGACATTGGCGGTTCCGGAGCCTGTGCGGGCGCAAGGTGGTATCGCACGGCAAGGGGCTGGCCTGGATCATCCGTATGGTCGCAAACCGCACTGGATGACGCACCGCACGATTATGTGCTAAGCTTTGGCGAAGACGTGCAGGGCGTGACGGCGAAAGCCAGAAGCGCCGGGATCAAGGTTGGGGAGGTCGCATGACGGTTCTGATGTGGTTTGTAGCTGTGGTGTTTCAGGTTGTGGCCCTGTGCGCATGGGGCAACGCTTTGCATGAGCAATCCCTGTGGCAATCGAACGCCAAGTTGCGCAACGGATGGCTGGCGACGACGGTGATCGCCTCGCTTGGCGCCCTCCTGACGGCAAGCATCGCCTGATGACGATCAATCAGCACAAAAGGGGATTGAGGATGCGGACCGAGGGTTCCATGTGGGGTGAAGAGCTTCCGTCCGCCTATGCCAATCCTATTCAGGAGGCTCGAGAGAATAAACCGGCGACCATCAACGGCAAGCCGATCACTAAGAAGAACGGTCTCTAGATGGCCAAGCGCAAGGGTAAGCCCTTTGACCCCGCCGAAGCCGAGCGTCACCGTCGCGACCGTGAGAACAACGCCGCCGAGATCGCCCGCCTGACGGCCCAGCCCAATGTTGCGATCAACACCGACAAGCGCACGGGGCGACTGACGGGTGCGTGGCGGATCAACTGCTTCAATACGCTGTTGGTTGCGGGAAGCGCTGAGAAATCCGCCATCGACTGGCTGGACTCCACGATCCGCACCTCTGCGGGGGAGAACGGGGGCGAGCGACGCCCCGACTTCATCCGCGCATCCGTCGAAGGGGCGCCGGGCCAGAACGTGTCGGAGCGCATGATCCAGGCCAGCCGCGACCTCGAAATCATCGAGCACTACACCAACCCCAAGGACGTGCAGATGCTGTATGCCCTGCTTCAGCCCGATGCCGACCATGATGCCAAGTGGCAGGCCACGGTAGAGCGCCTGACCGGAGAGAAAGACCCCCGCTCGCAAGCCGCACGGGTCCGCGCCGCCTGCGCCCATCTGGCGTGGACCAAGGACCGGATGCCCGCCCTGCGCCGGGACTACGCCCTTCGCAAACAGATGGCAGCTTGACGGTTGACTTTCGCGGCCAAATCACGATAGCCAAACACTATAGTCGCGGTAACGCGTCTGGAAAGCTCACCACATGACCGCTGAGATCATCGAGTTCGACGGCATCACCCGTCTCGACCTCCCGACGGATCGCATCCTTGCCAAGGCGATGGATGAATGTCTGGTTGATGTGGTCATCATTGGCCACACCGCAGGCGGCGAGGAATACTTCGCTTCATCGAAGGCTGACGGCGGATCGGTTCTGTGGATGATGGAGCGGGCCAAGATGGCGTTGCTAAACATCGCCGACCGGGACGACATCGGATAACACCTCCACCCATGGCGGTGACACCTAATCTGCGAGCGGTGTGGATGGACACGCAGTTCAGGAAGTCAGAGGGCGCGCATCACGCCCCTGTGCATACAGATGGTTCGAGCCCATCAACTGATGCAGCCGGTATCGAGCCCGGCCTCGCATACCTCTTCGCCACTCCAGAACCGGACACACAGCCACGCCTTTAGCGCAAAGCCGGTCAGCGTGTGGCGAAACCCACGACTACCCCAGATAAACCATAGGCCGGGACGCAGGAATGCCCGGCAAGAGGTGACACCAATGGCGCAAGGACGCCCGAGCGACTTCTCCGACGAGATTGTGGACTTCATCTGCGCCGAGATCATGGAGGGCCGAAGCCTCCGCAGCATTTGCGCTGCCGATGGTATGCCTGACCGGGTGACTGTCCATCGTTGGCTATCGGCGCACGAGGCTTTCGCCACCAAGTATGCGCGTGCGAGAGACATCCAGGCTGATCTGCTATTCGAGGATATGCAGGACGTGGCCGATGCAGGGAACCCCGAGGATGTTCAGCGGGCGCGCTTGCGTGTCACCACGATGCAATGGCGAGCCTCCAAGCTGGCGCCGAAGAAATACGGCGACAAGATCGCCCATGTCGGCGGCGGCGCTGATGACGAGCCGATCAAGACCAAGCTGGATCTTTCCGGCATGACGAACGAACAGCTTCAAGCCCTTGCAGCGATCCCTTCCTGATCCGGCGGTTGCGGCGCGCGCGGCGCGCTGTGAGCTGGCGAAGCGGAACCTGCTGGACTTCTGCGGCCTGATCGACATTCCCGGCGCTCCGTTGAGCGATGACGACGACGAGGAGTCTTTCCGGTCCATCCGTCAGCCTCCTGCGGCGCACCATCGGCTGATCGTGGATGTTCTCCAGAAGGTGGAGAGCGGAGAGATCAAGCGGGCGATGTTCTTCCTGCCCCCGGGCTCGGCCAAGTCCACCTATGTCAGCGTCGTGTTTCCGGCGTGGTTCATGGGAAAGGCTCTGCGGCGCAACGTCATCGTGGCGACCTACGCAAGCCCTCTGGCGCGGAAGCTGGGACGGCGGGCGCGTTCGATTGTCCGCCAGCCGGTCTACGCCGACATTTTCGGTTCCACGCTGTCGGCGGATACGGCGGCGGCAGATGAATGGGCGCTCTCGACGGAACAGGAGTTCATGTCGGGCGGGGTGCTGGCAGGCATCACCGGCAACCGCGCAGACCTGTTGATCATTGACGACCCCATCAAGGGCCGCGAGGAAGCCGAAAGCGACATCATCCGTAAGCGGACGCGGGAGGAATACGAGGACAGCCTCAAGACCCGCCTGAAGCCCGGCGGCCGCATTGTCCTGGTGCAGACACGGTGGCATGAGGACGACCTGGCTGGCGGTATCCTGCCTGAGAAATACAACGGCGAGAGCGGCTGGGTTCATTGCCGGGACGGCGAGGATTGGTATGTCGTCTGTCTTCCGGCAGAATCCAACCGTGAAGACGATCCGCTAGGTCGGGATATTGGCGCGATGCTGTGGCCCGAGTGGTTCACTGAGGATCACTGGAAGGCGTTCCGAGGCAATCCTCGCACATGGTCGGCGCTGTTCCAGCAGCGGCCCCAGCCCGAGGAGGGGACGTATTTCCCTCGCGCGGCGTTCAGGCGGTTCGAGCAAGGCAAGGAGCCTCGGAACCTTCGCTACTACGGCACAAGCGACTACGCGGTCACAGAGGGCGGCGGGGACTACACGCGCCTGAGGATTTGGGGCGTGGACGCATCGGCGCCCATGAACGTCTATCTGGTGGACGGTTGGGGCGGGCAGACTTCTTCTGACCAATGGATAGAGGCCCAGATCGACCTGATCGCCCGCTACCGGCCGCAGAAGTGGATCGGTGAAGCCGGGGTGATCCAGAAGGCCATTGAACCCGCCCTGATCGCGGGAATGAGGGCTCGGCGGGTGTCGTGTCGGTTGGAATGGCTGCCGTCGGTCAATGACAAGCCCACGCGGGCGCGGTCGGCGCAGTCCCTGGTGCAGTCCGGCCGGGTTTACGTCCGAGAAGACCATGATGGGGATTGCTTCCTCGATGAATGCGCGGCCTTCCCGTCCGGCCGTTACGATGACGACGTTGACAACCTGTCCCTGATCGGCCGCGCCGTTGCGACGCTGTCGCCCCCTGAAGATGAAGAAGAAGAGTGGGATCGCCGTGAAACCAACCACCACTCCGGATATTAAAGGCCGCACGCAATGAGCATGATCGAGGCGGAGGCCTACGAAGGCGGTCAGTCGTTTGACGATGACACCGATCTGGATGGCGGCGCCGAGAACGACAACGTCCATTTTGACCTGATCGCCAATATCTCCTCGCCCAATCTGGCGTTTGAGTTTGATGAGGACGTTCTGGCCCGCATCGGCCGCAAGGTGGTCGAGGAATACGAGATCGACCTGGAGTCGCGCAAGGCGGCGGGTTGGGACGAGCGTAACAAGCAGGCCGTGGATCTGGCCATGCAGGTGCGTGAGGCCAAGAGCTTCCCGTGGCCGGGAGCGGCCAACATCAAGTATCCGCTGATCACCACGGCGGCGATCCAGTTCGCTGCTCGGGCCTATCCGGCCATTGTGGACGGATGGAACGTGGCCAAGGGCAAGGTTCTGGGCGAGCCCACCCCGGAGAAGCGCGAGCGGGCCGACCGCGTCGCCAACCACATGAGCTATCAGCTCATGGAGGAAATGCCGGAGTGGGAAGACGACACCGACAAGATGCTGCATATGCTGCCAGTGGTCGGCGTCATGGTGCGCAAGTCGTGGTATGATCCGGTCGCTGGACGTAGCCGAACGGCGCTGATCAGTCCTGACCGCTTCGTGGTCAACTACTACGCCAAGGCCGACTGCCCGCGCACCACCGAAGAGGTGGACGTCTATCCGCACGAGTGCAAGGAGCGCTTCCGGTCCGAGGTCTGGAAGGAAATAGCGCTTGAGGTCCACGAGGACAGCAATGCGCCGGAGTGCTTCCTAGAACAGCATTGCCTGTGGGATCTGGACGGGGACGAATACCCCGAGCCCTACGTCGTCACGGTCCACAAGGACACGGGCAAGGTGGTGCGCATCATCGCCCGCTACGACGAAGACGGCGTGATCATGGACGCCAAGGGCCAGGTGGTCCGCATTGAGCCGACGAACTATTACACCAAGTATGAGTTTATCCCGTCGCTGGATGGGTCGTGGTATAGCCTTGGCTTCGGCACCCTGCTGCAAAGCCTGAACGAAACGATCAACGCCACGATCAACCAACTTCTGGACGCGGGCACGCTGGCCAATACGCAGGGCGGCTTCATCGGAGACGGCGTCAACCTGAAGAGCGGCGTAACCGGGTTCAAGCCGGGCGAATGGAAGAAGGCGCAGGTTTCGGGCGGGACTCTGAGGGACAACATCGTCCCTCTGCCGGTGGCGGGTCCGAACGCGACCTTGTTCTCCCTGCTGGGCATGATGATCGAAGCGGCGAAGGACATCACCGCCACCAAGGACATTCTGACGGGCGAGACGCAGGGCTCCAATCAGGCGGTCGGCACGACGCTAGCAATGATCGAGCAGGGGCTGAAGGTCTTCACCGCCATCTACAAGCGCATCCATCGGTCGCTGAAGAAGGAGCTGAAGGCCCTCTATCGCCTGAACGCCCTCTATCTGGAGCCGGACGTCTATTTCAACTTCCAGGATAGCGAGAAGGCGGTCAAGCAGCAGGACTATGCGCTGGGCGACGTTGACATCATTCCGGTGAGCGATCCGACCATCGTCACCGATATGCAGCGTCTGGGCCGGGCGCAGTTCCTGATGGGGACGTTCCGTGGCGATCCGCTGATTGACCAGCGGGTTCTGGATCGACGCGTGCTGGAAGCGGCGTCCATCCCCGACGTCGAGGAACTTATGCCGGAACCCAAGGGACCGCCGCCGCCAAACCCGGAAGCGATCAAGGCGTTGGCCGACGCCGAGCGCGACAAGGTCAAGCTTGAGATCGACAAGACCAGGGGCGAGGCCGACGCAGCGGTGAAATACGCCGACGCCACGACGAAGACGATGGAAGCCGTCATGGCCGATCCCGAGCTATTCGCGGTCGTGAGCCAGATGGTCAGGGAGCGCGAAGCCGATGACGCCGGAACTGTTCAAGGAATGGGCGGCATCGCCCCTGACGCGCCAAGCCCTGAAGGGCCTGTTGGACCAGAGGGCGGCATTGAGCCAGGCGTGGGCTTCGGGGGTGGATTTGACGCCATTTCACCAGGCCAAGGCGCAGATTTTGGGGAAGCTGTCGGACCTCAGTGACGAGGACGAGCTTTTCGAGGCGTGGTTTGGGCCGCGCGAGTGATCCGGTCGTAGTGACCGTATAGCCCCTGACGGGGTTTCTATCAGCCAGCGAGACGACATGAATTCCAGCGGCATTCAGCCTTTGGACGTGAAGGTGCTTGTTCTGCCCGATACGGTGGAAGAGGTGACGAAGGGCGGGATCATCCTCGCCCCTGAGTTTTCTGGGAAGCAGAAGTTCGCCGTGGTCAAGGCCACGCTGATCGCTTCTGGTCCGAACGCCTTTGCAGAGTGGGGCGCCGGTAACGCCCCTGTCGCCGGTTCCCGCATCCTTATGGCGCAATATGCCGGGGCGCGCGTGAAGGGCGACGATGGTCAGGATTACATCCTGATGAACGACGAGGATGTCATCGCTTCGCTCGGAGACAAGCAATGACCGATCAAGCCATCGATACCGTCGAGCAGGCGGAACCCACCACCGAGGACCGCGCCCGCGAAATGGGCTGGCGCCCCAAGGAGGAGTTCAAGGGCGATGAAGCCCGATGGATCGACGCCGACTCCTTCGTCAAGAAGGGCGAGGAAGTCCTCCCCATCGTCAACGCTCGCGCCAAGAAGCTGGAAGCGGCGAACGAATCCATGAAGGCCGAGTTGGCCGACATGAAGAAGACCTTCGGCGAGTTCAAGCAGTATCACACCCAGACAGAACAGCGGGCCTATCAACGGGCCATGCGCGATCTGGAACAGCGTCAGGCTGAGGCCGTAGAGGCCAACGATCTGGGCGAGGTTCGCAAAATCACCAAGGAAATGACCGATCTGTCCAAGGACGTCCGGACAGATAACCAGGGCGATCCCTACGCGACGCCCGACCACGCCAAGACCCTCAGCCAATGGGCCGGGGAGAATCCGTGGTTCCAGTCCGACCAAGTCATGACGGCCGCTGCAAACGCCATCGCCAACCAGTTGGAAGCCGCTGGTGTGACGGGCGCTGAGCAACTGGCCGAGGTCGCCAAGCGGATGCGGGTCGAGTTCCCGCACAAGTTTGAGAACGAACGCCGCAAGGCTCCTGCTGCCGTCGAGGGTGGATCGCCGCCTCGCAAGGGCGGGAAAACCCTCTCCGACCTTCCGCCTGAAGCTCGGGCACAAGCCATCAAGTGGGACAAGGCTGGATTGGTCAGCACTGCCCAGTTCCTCAAAGACTATCAGTGGTGATCGACATGACCGACGCAACCCCCAAGACACAACGCCGCCGCCGCGCTTCGACGGGCGGCTTCCGCACCAAGCTGGACGCCCCGCAACGCGAGGGTTTCGTCCGCCGCTGGGTGGATGACAGCCCCTCGCGCATCGCTGAAATGCACGATCTGGGCTACGACTTCGCACAAGAAAAGGCGGGCGCTTCCGAAGCGACCCGCACCGACGACATCGGCACCCGCATGAAGCGGATGGCTGGCAAGCGAGACGACGGCTCCCCTCACCACCTTGTCCTCATGGAGACCCCGGTCTCTGAGTTCGACATCGGCAAGGCCGAGAAGGAAGAGCGCCTGAAGCCCTTTGAGGAGGCGCTGCGGGCCGGAGTCGACACCACGGGCCGTCTGAGCGAGGCCTACAAGCCTCGCGACGGCAGCTCGATTTCCCATAAACGCGCCTGATCTGAAAGTCAGGCTAGGAGGCCAACATGGCAAACTCCAATGCACCGGCGGGCCTGAAGGCTGTCCGTGATCTTCGTGGCGCCCCGTATAATTCGGGGGGCAACCTCTACTTCGTTCCGGCGACCGACAACACCGCCATCTTCATCGGAGACCCGGTCAAATCGGCCGGATCGGCGGACCCGATTACCGGCGTCCCCACGGTGGCCCAGGCTGCTGCTGGAGATACCATTCGCGGCGTGGTTATGGGGGTCATCCCTGACACCGCGCAATCCAGTATCTATCGCGCTGCTTCGACGGCCCGCTACCTGCTGGTCTGCGACAACGATGACATCGAATTCGAAGTTCAGGAAGACGCCATCGGCGGGGCTCTGGGTGTCGCTGATGTCGGCCTGAACGCGGATCTGATCATCGGCGCTGGCAACACCTTCACGGGCCGTTCCGGCGTTCAGCTCGACAGTTCGACCAAGGCGACCGCGTCGCTGCAAGTCCGCATTCTGGGCTTTGTCCAGCGCGTGGACAACGAGATCGGGGTCGCGAACGCCAAGATTCGCGTGATGATCAACAAACATGAACTCAAAGCTACGGCAGGGGTCTAAACCATGACTGGTGTTATCAATACTGGCTCCATCGCCAAACTCCTGTGGCCCGGCCTGAATGCCGTCTGGGGCAAGGAATACACCGAACATCCCGTCGAATGGCGCGATCTGGTGGATGTCGAAACCTCTGACAAGATGTATGAGGAAGAGGTTCTGGTTCCCGGCTTCGGTCTGGCCCCTGTCAAGGAGCAAGGGGCGTCGGTTCAATACGACTCGACCGCTCAAGGCTACACCTCGCGTTACACCCATGTCGCCTACGGCTTGGGCTTCATCGTCACTCGCGAGGCCATCGACGACAACCAATACGAACGCTCGGCCATTGGCTCGACCAAAGACCTGGCCTTCTCCTTCCGTCAGACGAAGGAAAACGTTGTCGCCAACCTCTACAACCGGGCGTTTAACGGTGCGTTCCTTGGCGGCGACGGCAAGGCGCTTCTGGCCACGGATCACCCGATCCAGGCTGGCGTCTTCTCTAACAAGCTGGCCGTTGCGGCCGACCTGTCGGAAGCCTCGCTGGAAGACATCAGCATCCAGATCATGAACGCGGTCAACGATCGTGGCATGAAGATCAGCCTGATGCCGCGCTCGCTGATCGTTCCGACCGCCCTGACGTTCGAGGCCACCCGTATTCTGAAGTCTCAGCTTCAGAACGACACGGCCAACAACGCCATCAACGCGCTGCGTTCGCTGGGGATGTTCCCTGACGGCGTGAAGGTCAACCACTACCTGACCGATAGCGATGCATGGTTCGCCCGCACCAACGCCCCGCGCGGCCTGAAGCTGTTCAACCGCACCTCGGCCGAGTTTGCTCAGGACAACGACTTCGATACGTCGAACCTGAAGTATAAGGGCTATGAGCGTTACAGTGCAGGTTGGAGCGACCCACGGGGGCTGTTCGGAAGTGAAGGCTCTTAGAGCCTAGACTAAAACCATGCGGTGAAGTAGGGTGCTTCGGTCAAGCTGGAGCACCCTATGACCTGCCCGAATTGCCTAAGAGACAAGCCGATAAAAGCCCGCAATCTTTGCGGAGCCTGTTATCAAAGGTGGAAGAAGACCGGATCTACGGCGCCAGCCAAAAAGCGGGCGCGTTCGATTTGCAATGTTGGCGGTTGTGGCGACCACGTCGTCTCGCACGGCTTATGCGACAAGCACCGTCAACGCATGATCAAGCACGGCCACATTAAAAACACGCGACCTGATTGCTGGGGCGCGAAGGGGAAGCATCCACTATTTCATTCGTGGTCTCACCTCAAGCGAAACGCATCACGGCATCCCGTCGTTGACGTATGGCTTAACGACTTCCTACAGTTCGTAACTGACGTCGGCGAAAGGCCATCCTCTAAGCACAAGCTGTTCTCTGCCGATGACTCCATACCCATCGGGCCAAACAACTTCGTCTGGAAGCGCGCCATCACCGAGCGGGTGAATGGTGAGGATAACAAAACCTATATGAATCGCGTTCAGAAGGTTTATCGCGCCGTTCGTCAAGAGGCCTTCCAGGGATACGAGCTAAAGAAGAGATTCGGGATCAGCGAGCCAGAATATGCTGGCATGAGGGATGCGCAGGACGGAAAGTGCGCAATATGTCGGAAGGCAGAGACTGTTTTCTGCAATCGATCCGGGAGAACACGGTCCCTTGCGACAGATCATTGCCACACTGGCGGTCAGGTTCGAGGCCTTTTGTGCCAAGGTTGCAACGTCGGTCTCGGCGCCTTTGGCGACGACATAGACCGGATGAAGGCGGCTATCACCTACCTTGAGTTTCACCGATCCCAGACGGGATAAACCGCCCTCTGGGGCTTCTTTCATAGGAGGGCTAAATGCCCCGACAATACTTCTGGAAGCCGACCCGGTTCCCTAACGGGATTGAAACCGGCGTGGCTAAAATGGCCGTTGATGGGGCCGGGGTATCGGTGATCAAGAACGTGACCGTCACCGTTGTTGACGGTGCTGCGGCTGGCACGTTCACCCTTCCCACCGCCGCCATCGTCACCGGCATTGGCATTGAAACGCCAGTGACCATTCCCGGCACGCCGACCACCACCAACATCAGCCTGGGTTCGGCCGCTGCTGGAGCTCAATACGTTGCTGCGGTTGACGCCAAGACCCAAGGGTGGATTTCCTCCACCCTGCTTTATCCGGCTCGCAACCCGGAGGACGTCGTGCACTACACGGTTGTTTCGGCTGGCGGCACGGCCGCGTCGCAGGACGGCACGATCATCCTGCACGTTGGCTATTACGTGCCGGTGACCTGATGTCGGAAGGTTTCCGGGGCACCTATGCACAAAAAGGGACTTGGAACAGCGAATGTGACCTGTCTGGCTTCAAGTGCAAGGCCTCGGAAACTGCCCTGCGCTGGGATGGGATGCGCGTGCTGAAGCGGTTCTGGGAAGAGCGCCAGCCGCAGGACTTCGTGCGTGGCGTGAAGGATGATCCCTCCGTGCCGTGGACGCGTCCCGGCTCGCCTGACGTCTTCATCACGACGCCGGTTCGACCGGAGGACCTGTAATGCCTGTATCCGGTTCGACCGACTTCGCGATGGACAGCCGACAGGTCATCACCTCAGCCTTCATCAACGCCAAGATCTACTCTCCCGGCGAGACGATCACCGCAGAGGACATGGCGTCGGGCCTTGAGGCCCTGAACCTCATGCTCAAGACATGGAGCGCCAAGGAGCACCTCTGGATCAAGTCTGAGGGCACGGTGACGCTGGTCGCGGGGCAGGCGGCATACTCCGTGCCGGATGCGCGCCGGGTGCTGTCTGTGCGCCGCCGCACGGCGCTGATCGACACGCCGCTGAACGTTCTGGGCCGCGAGGAATATTACGACCTGCCGAACAAGTCTGGTCTGGGTATGCCGGTGAGCTGGTTCTTCGATCCGCAGCGCTCCACCCGCACCCTTTATCTCTGGCTGGTTCCCTCGGCCGCCATCGCCGCCAACACCGAACTGCGCTATACCTATCTGCGCGTCATTGACGATAGCGATGCGCTGGAGAATGACCCGGACGTTCCGCAGGAATGGCTTGAGACGCTGGTCTATAACTTGTCGGATCGTCTCGCCAACTCCTACGGCGAAAACCAGCCCGTCCTGACGCAGTTCGCCGCCTTCCTGCTGAGCCAACTGGCCGCGCAGGATCAGGAAACCACCTCTCTCTTCCTCCAGCCGCACAACCGGCTCTAAAGGACCTCGATCATGGCTCTTAACCGCGTTCGCCGCGACGTATCCAGCGCATGGAAAGCTATCGCCATCACGCCGAGCGACGCCACCGTATTGCCGGACGGCATCCGTGGCGTCTGGGTCGGCGGCGCTGGAAACATCGCTGTCATCATGTCGGGGGATACGACCGCCGTCACCCTTGCGGGCGTTCCCGCCGGAACGCTGTTGCCGATCCAGATTTCCAAGGTGATGGCGACCAACACCACGGCGACGGCCATCACGGCGCTCTACTGATGTTTGTCGGCGTTGGAACGGGCTTGCCGGTGAGCAAGGATCGGCGTGAGAACGCGCCGTCCAGCAAGACCTATGCGGAGTGGCAAGCCCACGCGGCGTCTCGCGCGGCGACGGCCCAGGTTCCGGCAGACAGCGTCTCCATGGTCAATGGGTTCCAATTGGCCCGTGTGACCTTCGACGCAACGGCTGTGACCAAGGTTGGCGTCGGCTCGCCGTGGATGCGTCTGTTCGCGGGGAACTTCGAAGCGGCCATGTTCCAGTCCATGCCTGACGCTGCACAGGTGGCGTCGCAGAAGGCCAATGGGGGACTGATCATCTTCGGCTGGAACGGCACCTATTCATCCGACACGGTCCCTGCTGTTGATCGGAACGGATACACGACCACGGCCCATGAAGTTCCTGGTGCGCCGCTGACGCTGTGCATCGTGACGGAGGCGTCATACTGGGACTTCGCTCAGGGCCGACCCTTCACCATGAATCCATTGTCGGCGTCTGGTCCACTCGAATATTCTGCTCCGGGTTGGTGAAGATATGCCTCAACTCCCCATCGGCCTGTCCGCCTATTCGCGAGGACAAGGTACTCTGGCGCCGATCCGGCTGGAAAACCTGCTGATTGAGGATGCGCCGACGTCGCCATCTGGCAAGGTGCTGCTTCAGCGTCCGGGGCTAGAGGCCGTCTATGACCGTCCAAACATTCGCGGGGTCTATGCCGATCCCGGCGTGTTCGGAGGCGCGCTGTTCTACGTCACCGGGGAGACGCTTTACGAGAACAGCATCAGCCTCGGCTCCGTGTTCGGTCTCGACCGCATCGAATGGGCCTATACGGTGGACGGCCTGTTCATCCTCTCGGGCGGCGACGTCTATCTCTACGACGGCTCGACCCTTGTGGTCACCGCCTTCCCCGACGACGCACCGGTTTCCTCCATCACCCAGATCAACAACTTCGTGGTGGCGGTGCGTCAGGACACGGGGACGATGTATTTCCGCATCCCGGGCGATGTAACATGGAACCCGCTCGACTTTTTCTCGGCCGAGCGTGAGCCTGACCCGGTGGTGGCGGTCCGGCCCCTGAACGACCTGCTATACGCTTTCGGAAGTTCCTCGGTCGAACTGTTCGCTCTGACGGGAAACGCCGATGCCCCCTTCGACCGAGTGGAAGGCGCATCGTTCTCGCGCGGCACCAAGGACCGCGACAGCATCGCGCCGATGGACAACACCCTCTTCTTCATCGGTGAGGACAGCGTCGCATACCGGGTCGGAAATGTGCCTGAGCGGGTTTCTGATCACGGCATTGAGGAGCGTCTTCGCCGGTCTGGTTCGGCCTCGTCCTTTGCCTACAACTGGGATGGCCACAAGGTCTATGTCGTGGAACTGGACGACGAGACGCTGGCCTATGACGCGGCAGGCGGCTGGTCCACCATGACGCGGGGTGAGTTCACCTTCCCCGGCATCGGCTATGACGACGGTTCGACCACATGGGTCGGGGGCGCCAAGGTCTGGCGCCTGACCGAGCGCAACGACGACGACGGACTGGAACTGACGCGGGCCTTCACCTCGATTGTGCCTACGGAAAGCCCGGTCTTCTGCGACGCCATCGAGATCCAGCTTTCCCCCGGCGTCGCCGCTGTTGGCGATGAAGCGGCCATCGTGCAGACGCGCTTCTCTGACGATCAAGGGCGGACGTGGAGCGATTGGCGGGACGCTCAAACTGGTCTATCCGGTCAGTATCGGAACCGCGTCCGTATCCGTCGTCTGGGCATGATCGACGCGCCGGGCCGGGTATTCCAGCACAGGATCACGGATGCGGTCTATATGCGGTTTTCAGGCGTGGTGATGAACCCTCCTCTGGGTGGACGGTCGCGGTAATGGCCCTGACGCCCTTCGTTCTCCCCAAGATCCAAGGGGCGGATGCGATGGTCGATAAGGCCGGACGTCCCACGCTCAAATTCCTCAAGTTCTTCAACTTCGACTTCGCCCGCGCCATCGAGCGCAACGACAATCAGCAGGCCGCAACCCTTGAGGCTCTTCAGGCGGTCGTGGATCAGCTTCAGACCACGATGCTGGCGGTGCAGCAGGCGCAGGCCGCCGCCAATCAGGCGCAGGAAACGGCGGACGGGGCGTCTGGATCGGGAGCGGTCTCCGGCTTCGCTATTGATGACACGCTGCTGCTGGTGGACAATGCCTGGACCCTGGGGCCGGTCGTCAGCCTGACGGGCGTGGTCGCGGGCAATCTGACCATCACAGGGACGGCTCCCCAACAAAGCGAGACCACTTCGGCGACGGGTGGAGCGGGCATTCTTCCCGGTCAGTTCCGTGTTGTCGAGGTGATCGGCGGCGTGGACGAGGTTCTCTTCACTGGCTCCATGACCATCACGACGACTGGAGCGACCCCTGTCACCGTCAGAAACAACAGCGTCACCGAGGTTGGGGCCTTCGTATCGGCCCGAGCCTCGACCGGCGCGGTTGATTATCGCATCGATGTTCGCCTGACGGGAACCGGCCGGAACGTTTCGGACATGGGCGTCTATCTATACGCAAGGCGGGCGGCGTGATCGCCACGGAGGACGACCTCCCCCTGATCGTTGAGCTGGGGCGCGAGGCGCACGCCGGATCGGCTTGGGACGACGTGGGGACAGTCTTTGACGAAGACAGCTACATCGAATCTTGCAGGCACCTGATGCAAGGGGAGAACAGCGCCGTCTTCGTCAGCGAGCGAGGCACGCTGTGGATGGCCAAGTTCCCGCTGTTCTTCAACCACGACGAGACCATGGCGGCGGAAATCTTCTTCTACGCCACCAAGGGCGGCGATGCCTTGCGCCGGGAAGCCGAGCGCTGGGCCGAGGGTTGTCTTTCGACCATGGGGCGACACGCTAAGACCGATCCACGTTTGGACAACCTCTACAAGCGCGCAGGCTATACGCCGCTTGAACACATCTTCATCAGGAGGGCCTAGATGGGCTTCGTGGCTGACATTTTCGGCGCAAACAAGGCGGCCAAGGCGCAGTCCAAGGCGGCCGACAAGGCTGCGGCGGCGTCTCAATACGCCACCGATCAAAGCTTGGCGATGCAGAAGGAGCAGTTTGAACGGATGTGGGCCGCGACCGAGGGCGCGCGCAATCTGGGCAACACGGCAATCGGAAGCCTTCAGGGTCTGGCGAACGGGACGGTTGATCCCGCGACCTGGGTGCAGAAGACGCCGGGCTATCAGAACAGCCTCAACGCCGGTCAGCGCCAGATCAACGCCTCGATGGCGGCCAAGGGCGGTTTGCTCTCGGGCGATGCGGCCAAGGAGGGACTGAAGTATGGCGCCGACTACGCCAACAATGTCTTCAATCAGGAGCGCAACGCCTTGATGGGCATGGCCGGACTGGGCCAGACCGCCACGGCGCAGGGCGGGGCGGCCGGGCAGAACATGGCCAACAACGGCCAGAACGCTCTCTTCAACAACGCTGGAAACCTCAGCTCGTCCTACAACCAGAAGGCTGACGCCAAGGCCGGGTTCTGGGGTAATATGGTGGGCGCTTTCGGCTCCAACGCCATGGCGAACTACGCCAAGATGGCCATGGGTGGTATGTAATGTCGGCCTTTGACACCTTCCGCGCCATGCGGGATAGCGGCATCCGCAACAGCGAGGCGGCGGCCGAGGCCATATCGCAGGGCCTGCGGCAGAACGCGCTCAATCAGGCGGGTCGCGCCTATGCCTCGGGCGACAATGCAGCGGGGCGCAACGCCCTGATGAACCGAGGGATGCTGGACGAGGCCATGGGCATGGATGCGAACCTAGCGCGTCAGGCTCAAGCGACGAGCCAAGCCCAAGCGGCGGATCGTGAGCGTCACGCAGCGGCCGTCATCGCCGGGGCGCAGGGCCTGCGCCGTCTGCCTATGGAACAGCGCTGGCAGGCCTATCAAGCGCGCGTTGCGCCCTACTTGAAACAGTCCGGCGTCGGCGACGACCTGCTGTCGCAGATCACGGAAGCCAATATGGGCGACGCCGATCTTGACTCGGTGATCATGATGTCTGGCGGCGAAACGCCTCAACCGCGCTACCTGCAAGGCTCGCGCGGGGCCATCGACGCTATCGACCCCTATACCGGAGCCTTGACCTCGGTGCGCGCGGCTGATCGCGAGGCGGCCCCGAACGGCTATCGCTGGAGCGCATCGGGCGCACTGGAAGCCATCCCCGGCGGTCCTGCCGATCCGCGTCAGGCCGGGACCTTGGCGGGTGCCAAGCGCGCGCCTGCTCGGCCTCGGGCGTCCAGCCGTTCTAGCGGCATTCCGAACCGATCCTTCTCCGCTTCCTCGATTCAGTGGGACTGAAAATATGACTGAACTTGTTGAAGGTCGGACGGGTCGCGCCGCAGACGGAACCCCTGTGATCGTGCGCGGCGGTCAAATCGTCTCCTTGGCTGGACCCGAGTTCCCCGGCTTCAAGAAGATGGGCGGCGGCATCTACGAAGGCGATGACGGCGGCACGTTCCAGATCAACCGGCAAGGCCAACTTGTGCGCCGTCAGGGCAGCGCGGGCGGCAATGCGTCGGACTCCAGGAACGCGCGCAAGGATTTCGAGGCCCTTCAGCCGGTCAAGGACTTCCGCAACGTCCAGTCGTCGTTCAACAGCATCCAAGCGGCGGGCGCTGATCAGACCGGCGCCAGCGACATGGCGATGATCTTCGCCTTCAACAAACTGATGGACCCCGGATCAGTGGTCCGTGAGGGCGAGTTCGACCGTGCGGCGGAGATTGGCGGCGTGCCTGATCGTGTTATCAGCGCCATTCAGAAGGTTCAGAACGGTGAAAGCCTGACGCCGCGTCTGCGTCAGGAGATCGTCAACACGGCGCAATCGCTCTATGAGGTTCGCCGCGATCAATACAACGATCTGGCGGATCGTTATCGAGACATCGCCAAGGATGACGGCCTGTCTCCCGAAGCGGTCGCGCGCAAGGAGTTCCGAGGCCAGCGCGTCACGAGCAATCCTTCCACGCAAGAAATGGGCCAAGCCAACAAGGCTCAGGACGAGGCTCGTCGCGGACTTCCTTCCTACAATCCGCAAGCCCAGATCGGAACGCCGCAACGGCCCTATATCCTATCGCCCGGCGTGACGATTGATCAGCTTCCGCCAGCCAGCACCTACATCGACCTTGACGGCAAGGTGCGCGTTCAGGGGAGAGAGGGAGAACTGCGCTTTGACGCGGACGGCAGTTCCTACACGACCACAGGTCCAAAGGCGACCAGCGAGACACCAGAAGAGCTGACGGCTCAGGGCTATGAATATGATCCCCGGAGCGACTCATACGTCAGGATGAAGAAGCCCGAGACGATGGAATCTGTCGTTGAGGATCGCAGGACCGGCAATGGATTTCTGCGAGGCGCCGACGCTGTGGTGCGCGGCATCGCAAACGGCGTGACCGGCGGCTGGTCGGACGAGATTGTTGGCGGACTGAACACCGTTTTGCCTCTCGATCCTGGAAGCCGCGCCTTTTGGCAGGATGGCGAGGATGTCGGTTCGGCATGGCGTCATAATACGGACCTGAACCGCGCCATCGACGACAGCGACGTGGCGGACGTGGTGGCTCTTCGACGCGCCGGTCAGGCGGGCGGTCTCGTTGCGGGCGGCATCGGTTCCGGAGCGGTCGCCGCCCGCGTCGCGCCCGGCCTCACCCGCATGGCCCCCAAGGTCGCCAACGCCGGGTTCAAGGCCAACATGGCCCGTCAGGCGGGCAACGCAGCGAAGGTCGCGGCCATCGCTGCGCCGCAGGGCGCTGCTACGGCGGCGGGCTACACCGAAGGCGGTATTTTGGAGCGGGGGCGCAACGCCCTCGGCGGGGCGGTGGCGGGAGCCTTGTTTGGCCCTGTCGCCAGCAAGGCGATCAACGTCGTAGCCCCGCCGGTCATTTCAGCCGCCCAGAACGCTTTGCGTCCAGCGGCGGCGTGGGCCGCGCCTGCGCTGCAGGCCGCCAACCTGCCCGGAGGAAACGCCCTGTCGCGCTTCGCTGCGCGCGGCGCTGATCCGCTGGAATCCGGCATGGGTATGCTTGCGTCCAAGGTCGGTGGGGCCAATCCCAACGCCCTTAGCGCCGAGGCGCAGGCCTTCCGCGACAACGCCATAGAGCCGGTCTTCTTCGACGTGGTCGGGGATGGAGGTCAGGCGGTGGGTCGAGCGCTGGCCACCAAGCAGACACCGGGGCGTGAGCGCGCCATTGAGTTCGCCGGTCAACGCCGCGTCGGGGCACAGAACCGCGTCTCTGAAATCGCACGCCGAAATATTTCCGACGATCCGCGCACGGCGGCGCAACTGGCCGACGATCTGGCGGCGGAACAGCAAGCTCTGTCGGCGCAAGCGATGGGCTCTCCCCGTGCAGGTCCGACCCAGAATGGTCAGCCCATGGGTCCGCTGCGTGACGAAATCGTGCGCCTGACCCCTGAAACCGCCTCGGTGTTCCGCACCGAAGGTGGCCGCAAGGCTATCGGCCAAGCGCGGTCGTGGACCTCGAACAGCCAGCAAAGCCAGGAACTGTCCGATCTGGCGCGTCTGTCGGATGATGCGCTGGATAATCCGGGGCAGATCGACTTGACGCTCGGCACGGTGGACCGCCTACGACGCTCACTGACGGGACAGGCGCGGTCATCCGGAACGGACGGCGACGCCCGCCAGGGCCTGACCAGCCTGTCGCGGATGCTGCGCAAGGATGCCGCCGAAGCTCTTCCGGAATACAACAAGTTCCTGACCGACTACGCCGACCGGGCGCAACTGGGGGAGGCGGCGGACTTTGGACGCCAGTTCCTCGGCCGTCAGGGCAGCGAGGAGTTCGCCCGCGAAGCCAGCATGATGAACCCGGCACAGAACCGCGTCGCCCGCGTCTCGGCGCGTGAGGCTATCGAGGACCGGGGCAACACGCCCTCTGGCGCGGCCGGACTGCTGGACGATCTGTCGGTGGGCCGGGGAAGGAGCCAGCGTTCCGACGCCTTCCTTGGTGACGACGCCGAGCGTCTGCGGAGCAACGCCGAATACGCCCGCCGCGAGCTGGAGACCGGCCGCAACCTGTCTCCGCGCACCGGATCGCCCACCAACGACAACCGGATGGCCTCAGCCGTAGCGGACGGCGTCGGCCTTGTCCGCGACGTGGCTACCGGAAACAAGGCGGGGCTGGCGATCAAGGCCGCCAACTTCCTCAACAAGCGCGGCTTCAGCGACGATCAGGCTCAGGCCATCATCGAGGCGGGTCTTGATCCGGCCCGCACCGACGAAATGATCCAGATGTTCGTTCGTTCGGGCCTGACCCGTCGCGAGGCCCGCAATACGGCGCGGGCGGTGCGCAATCTGGTGGTGGGTTCAACTACCAGCTCGTCAGGAAACCAATGATCATCCCGGCAATCACCATGCCGATCAGAACCAGCCCCGCCGCCTGACCAACAAAGCGGATCGCTCTACTGAACCGAGACGGCGGCCGATACCACATCGGTTCGCCTCTTGGCCCCGGCTCTTCGACCAGAAACCACCCTTTGCGCGTCGGATGCTCGTCTCCGACCCACACCCCATGCAGGGCGACGAAGGCCCACGCCTCGGCCACGTCCTGATCCAGCCGCTTATTCATCCCCCCTTCTACCATTTCTGCCCCTTCCTTCAAACGTGAGCTTTTTCATGGCCGCTGGCATCATCGTCATTCCCCCACTGTTTCCAGCGCGCGACCGCTTCGGTTGGCTGGTGCCCGGCGCCTTGATCGGCGTTTACACCAACCAGACCACGACCAAGGCGGCCATCTTCGCGGACGAGGCCCTGACCACGCCGCTGGAAAACCCGGCCGTGGCCAACAGCTCGGGCCAGTTCCCGATCATCTGGGCCGAGGCTGGATCGGTCGAAACCCCGACGCTTTACACCGTCAGCATCAGCGGGCCTGACGGCCTGTCCATCGCCAACCCGTCCGTCTTCCATGACTGGCAGCCCTCGCTTGACGCTGATGTGGCGACCATCGCCATGGCGGCCATGGCAGCGGAAACCGCTGATGATGCGGCGACCCGGTCGGAAGCCTCGGCGGTCCAGTCGCAGGCCGCTCTGGACGCCATCGAGCAGATCATCATGGATGCGCCAGAAGCGCCATCGCTTCTGAACATGGCGCATCGCAACGGCGACAACATTTCGTCCGCCTCAGACTGGCGCGCAGCGCTGGGTCTGGGCAACTCTGCGACCAAGAACGTCGGGACTACGCCCGGAACCGTAGCAGCGGGCGACGATTCGCGTCTGCAGGCGGTGGATGGAAAGGCAGACGATGACGGCGGCAACATCGACGTCACCGCCTTTAGGTCCGCTCTTGGCCTTGGCGTGGGAGACAGCCCTGAGTTCGTCACCGTGGCCCTCGGAACGTCGCCGTGGACGGGGGGAACGGCGGACCGGACCATCAGCCAGATTCTGCGCGATGCGGTCATGCCGTCGATCCTGGAGTTTGGCGCGACTGGTGATGGCGTGGCCGACGACACGGCGGCGATGAACCTTGCTCTGGCGGCAGGGCGCGGCGTCTTCCTGCCGAAGTATCTGCCGAGCGGCGCGGAGGCGGTCTGGTATTTCATCAGCCCGATCCAGCTTCCTGTCAATGCCGCCATCGCGGGCGACTATCGCCTGAGCAAGATCAAGAGCGGGACGGGAGACGTCTTCCGTCTGGTCGGCGGCGGGCGCATCAGCATCCAAAACCTGTTCATCGACTGCACGGCGCAAACCGCTGGCGGCGTGGCTGTCAAGTTCCTGACCGGCACCAGCAGCTTCGCCTACACCGCCATCGAGAACGTGGACATCGGCAAGGCCTTTGGCTCCATCCACGACGAGAACGGCGCGGGCGAAATCATCTACAGCCGAATCCGCTATGTCAGGGCGCTGGAGCCGCGCGGAACGCCGTTCAAGTTCAGCGACTTCGTGGCCTACAACTTCCTTGATCATTGCTTCGTCGATCTGGTTCCCCTGTCCGGCAACCCGGCCTTTGTGTCCTTCGACATCAACGGCGGGGCCGGTCTCGTCATGGACACCTGCGAGGTCAACGGATTCGGTCAGGGTGCCACGCCGAACGCCGCGCAGCACGCCTATCTGATCCAGAACCAGCAGGCGCTCTGGATGAAGAACTGCTTCGGAGACACGACGGGCGGCTGGGGCCTTCGCCTTATCTCCTGCTCGGCGGCGTTGCAGGACTGCACCTTCGGCTACAACATGGAAGGTCAGCTCTATGTTGACGGCTGTTCGGATCTGACCATCACGGGCCGTCTATGGGCGCAGGGCCGCAAGGGACTGTCTCCGGTGACGGCGTCTAAGTCGGCCGTCGTGATCAAGAACAGCGCCAGGGTGCAGATGACCTCCGGCGTCATTCGCCAGGGAACGGGATCGGGCTTGGAGCTTGAGAACGTCAGCAACAGCCGCTTCAATCTGACCGCCAACGACAACACGTCGCATGGGGTCTATGTGAACACCTGTTCCTCCAACAACATCGCTCTCGAAACGACCTCCAACGGGGGCGCGGGTGTGCGTGTGACCGCTTCGACCAGCATTGAGGTGTCCGGACACTACCTGTCGAACGGCGCCTATGGCGTCGAAGAGACGGGCGCTTCGAATTACAATCGCTACTCGGGCGGGTTCAACGCTAATGGCACGGCAAACGGCATCCTTCTGGGCGCCCGGTCGCGCGCCTATAATTACCACAACGCCGCTGGCGCGTTCGTCCTCATCATGCCCGCAGCCAACGCCGATGTCGTGGGGAGCCAGGTCTTCTAGGCGTCTTTGATCAAACCCAAATCATGATACCGTGACGCTAACAGGAGACTGCCCCATGACCGCACAGACCCACATCGACGCCATCGGCGCCTCGCTGCTCGACATCGAGACTCGAACCAAGGCCTTGCGCAAGGCGGTTCGCGAACTGGACGCCGCCGTTCTCAAGCATCACGAGCTTCTGGACAAGGCGCAGAAAGCCTATTCCGCCGAACCCTATCAGGGCGGGGCGATCATCGTTCCCTTCTCCGGCGGCGTGAACAAGCCTGAAAATCCCGGCGGCGGGAACGGCTGATGCTGATGCTGCTGTTCGGCATTGCGTGCCTCTTCGTCTATGCAATCAACGCATGGGCGGCTGCGGACGCTAAACCACGCCATGCCGACGCGGCTGGGGTGGCCTCGCTTTTGTGCCTATCCTACGGCATGACTAACGCCCTGGTGACGCTCTACGGATTCCCTGAGGCGGTATTGGCGTTCCCCGCACTGGACGCGATCTTGGCCTTCATGGTCTGGCGTGCGTGTAAGAGACACACTCGGCGGTGGAAGGTCGGCTTGCTGGTCCTGCTCGTTTTCCAGCTCGCCCTGCATATGCTATGTGTGGCTGCATGGAAGCTTGGCACGATGACGCAAGGTGGAGTTTATAACTACGTCGTCATGCTGAATGTTAGTTTTGCGGCTCAACTAGCCGTTGTCGGGAGTGATGGCCTTGGTCATGCTGTGGCTCGCATTTCCCATTATCTGTCTGATCTACGGCGTGCTCTTGCTTATGGAGGTCATAAGTGACCCCCGCCGAAAAAATCGCGGTGCTGGAGATCGAGGTCAAACACCTCCGCATGGATCACGAGGAAATCAAGGTCGTGGCCCTTGGGAATCAACAGATGCTTAGGTGGGGCATGGGGGCCTG